CCAGTTGCCTTTAGCTTCCTCTATATTTACCTTTATTTGCTCCATAGCTAATTGTTGAGCGTGTTTTTCAGCCATAGTCGCTATTTCATGTGCAAGTTTATTTTTTGTGTCCTTATCCTCAATAAATTTGCCTAATAACTTTGATGCAACTGGTAATAAACTAGCAATCATTTTACACCTCACTTCCCAGGGATAAACCCTTTAAAATCAATGACTTAGATGCTTTTGCCTAACTTTTCAATTAATCTTTCTGCTCTATTTGTTGTTTGCCTATACCACAAAGAATCTTTCATTTCCGCTTGTGCAGTTTCAATATCTCCATCTAATAATGCTTGTTTAAATTTTTTAAATTTATTTAGTCTGGGTAAACCTAGTTGAAAAACCATTTCAGTTACACATTCTTTTATATTATCGTCTATTTCCATACCCTCTGTAAACTTTTCCATATCGTTTATAGCAACATATAAATCGGCTTCAAAACATTCAGCAACCCTCATTTTAGATACTTTTGTACCAACTGACATTTCGTTTTCTGGGTCTGTGGCTCTTACTAAATGCCCTACACCAAAAGTTTTATAACCTAAATGGTCATTATAAATTTCATACTTTACACCTTCTTCAAACATTATTTGTTCTTGCAATTTATTTAAGTTCATTTTTCCACCTTTTTATTTGCTAAAGTATTTCCAACAATAAAACTGCCTATGATACCCATGTTTGATATTACCCATGTACTGGCAATAGAACTTAAATGGTCTACTCTATCTAAAGGCACAAATGGAAACATCAAAACTACAATAAATATCGTTACAGATAATGCACTAAACCAAACTAAATATCTTTGTTGATCTTCTTTTTTATCCCTGTTTTCTAATAAAATAAGTTTTTCCCGCATTTCAAATTCTGCATCTGAAATGATGTTATCACCATTAGTATCAAGTTTTTCAAATTTAGAACCTTTTTGTAATTTTTTTTGTGTCATTGCATCAATATCTCATTCAAACCAAAACCCTCTAATAAAATGAGAGTAAAAAATAATAATAAAATACCACCCGCTATTAGTTTACCAGAAAAATTTGTAGAACCAATCTTTATTGCAACAAATTCATTACTTAATATTCTTAAAGATAATTCAAAACTATTTTCATCTATTTTCACATTTACTGGTTTTTCATACATTTTTTTCGTATCTAGTTTTTTTTCCATCAATACACCTTTACTTTATCTGGGTTAATACTTGGAACTAATTTGCAAACACATTCATAAGTTTGATTGCCATTTACAGACATAAACTCTTGTCCACTTAGTTTTTCTGCATAATAAGTACAATCATTAACTGATTTAAAATAAATTTGTGCAATATTCATTTTTGCTGGTTGCATAGCACAATATAACATAAATGCAGTAATCAATCTTTTATACTCCTCAAACTATCCATAACCTTGTCAATGTCTGGTTCAGAACCATTTGGGTCATAAACACAACGATATTTTCGAGGACACCAAGTTTCAATCATCATTGTAAAAGTTTTATTACCACCCTCATAAATACACGCTTTTTTGTTGGTATATTTTGATGTTATTCTTTTCTTCAATCTACAAGTTGTGTATTTTTTGAGGTCTGGGTTTCTCCATTCTTTTTGTTGTCTTGAATAATCTTTAGGTTTGTATTCATACGCTAATTCGGAAGCAAAAGCTTTTAGACCTAACACCAAAAGTAAGATGGTTACACCCACCCCAAATAAAATAATCGCTACCCATTTTATTGCTTCAAAAACTTCTTCTTTTTGTTTCTTAGCTTCTAATTTAGCTTGTCTTTGTGCTTCTTTAGCCTGTTTTATTTTATCGGCTCTTTCAGAAAGAATTTGATTCCAAGTGCCATGTCCAAATCTATTATCAATTAATAGCTTCAACTCATA